TCAATTATGGTACAATAGATAAACAGACGGAAGAAGAAAAGATTGAAGAAGCCATGCTCAGATTAAGAGAAGCATGGGATTATGTTAAATCGACTTTGTTTGATTTAAGCACATTAAGCACTCTTGGAGTAGATTGGAGTTTTAATCCTAGTTATGTAGACGACTATGATGATGACTTGAATCTCTATAAGAGGACAATCACTTTAAGTTTTAAGGAGACCATAAATCGTGGCTAAGACACAGAAACCTGTGGAGGTTAAACCAAAAGAGGTTAAAGCTTTTGTACCTAGTGTAGGAAAAGTCTTAACTGAAGAAGAAATAATTAAATTAAATAGTTCAAAATAATGGCTGACGAACACGTAGGAGCAAGACAAGAGATTGCTTTCGCTGTTGAGAGTATACGAGGTACAAAGGTAGACCCAACAACAAGCGAGTGGTATCCCCACACAGGACAGGGGTTTATTCCAGTTGTCGAAATGGTAACAGACAATTCAGGAATGGGTAGAATAGAGGGAGTATTAACTGAAGATATCTCTAAGGAATATTCTCAGGGTACTGTTAGTATGAAGTTGTATGACAGCTTCTTAACACCTCTTAATAGAATGATATTTGGTCAAGCTGATACAGCTGGTACTTTTACCATAGCGAATACTAATTTACATAACTCGTTTACAATAGCAACAGCAGACCCAGTAGAGGGAGATAATACTTATGCTATGGGAATGCTTAACACAGCAACAATCACTTGTAACACAGACGACTATGTAAATCTTTCAATGGAGTTTATAGCTAAGAAAGAAACAGCAGGAACACTAACACCAAGTTATAGTACGACAGCCAAGCTATTCACACCAGACAATGTAACCTTTGGATATGCTACAAACTTTGCAGGACTTTCAAGTCCAACAGCAATGAGTGTTAAGAACTTCCAGTTAAACATAGAAAAGAATCTAAATGTAGACTGGGTAAACGGTTCAACAGAACCAGACGATATTCAAAACGGTAGAATGAGTGTAACAGGAGACATAACATTAACCTATGACAGTTCAACTTATAGAGACTTTGCTCTAGCAGACACTCCTAAAGCTTTCCAGATAACACTTAACAACCTTGTAAAATCATGGGTAATCAAATTCCCAAGTGTACTTTTCAAAGGTTGGAATAGAGACACTGATTTAGACGGTATAGTAACAGAGACATTTGGATTCACTGCTAACTACGCAGACGAAACTAACGGATTAATGCAGGCAGTATTAACAACACTATAATTTAAGTAGGGGATATTATGGAAATTAAAGGTAGAGAATGTGAGGAGATAAAAATAGGTGGGGATAAACTTTACTTTCTTAGTTCCTTTAAGGGTAAAGAGTATAGAAAGATAATGGAAATACAGTTTGGAGAGGACACTAAAATGAGTGCTAAAGGGGAAGTAGAGTTTAACGCAGGTAAGTTATTCGCTAGAGTACCAGACTTGTTTCCTGTCTTTTGTTTGGATATTTTAAGAGGAGAAGAACATATAGCACCTAATACAGAGTATTTAGACAATCTAGAAGTTGACCAGTATGTAAAGATACAGGGTATTTTAACTGATAAAATGGCTGAGGTAGCAAACTCAAAAAAAGCCTAGTTAAAATTGAACAGATTGAGGATGCTCTTTTAAGAGATAGCTCACAAGTACCATTTGAATTGGTAGTTGAGAGAATATGTAGGATATACCACAAGCTACCCAGTGAGGTGCTTGAGGAAGATATACAGTGGATAGAGCTACTTTTATATATAAACAAGTTTGAAGCACAACGACAAGACCTAGAAGAAAAGAGAGCTAAATTGAAACAAGAAAACCATGGCAGACAGTAAAAAGAAAGTAATTATTGAAGTTAAGCTAGACGACCAAGCTTCTGCTGGACTTCAAAAGGTTCAAGCTTCAACAGAAAAGACTACTGCTAACATGGCTACATCCTTTGCTAAAGTAGCTGCTGTAGCTACAGCTGTTATAGTAACTGCTAAGCAAATGTATAATGCTGTTTCAGTAGGTATAAACACTTCAGCTCAATTAGAAACTGCTACACAAGGATTCAAAGCTTTACTAGGGAGTGCTGAAGAAGCCAGTGGTGTTATAGAGAGAATTAAAAAGGAAGCAAAGCAAACTCCATTTGAAATAGCAGGACTTGTAGAGGGTGCTTTAGGACTAACAGCAATAACCAAAAACGGACAACAAGCTATAGACATTCTACTAGACGTAGGTAAAGCAGTAGCTATAAGTGGTAAAGGACAAAACGAATTAGACAGGGTAGTTTGGAATCTACAGCAGATCGCAGCTACTGGAACGGTTACCATGATGGATGTAAGACAGTTTCAGAGTGCTATACCAGTGTTTAATGATGTACTAGCATTATCAGGACTTACAGTAGAGAGCTTACAAGAATCAGAAAACGCAGCTGAACTTTTATTTGCTGCTTTTGAGAAATACGGTACAGAGGGTACAGGTGCTAGTGCTTTCACAGAACAAGCAGGTACTTGGAATCAGTTAATATCCAACGCAAAGGACTCCTGGAATATCTTTATGTCGGACTTTGTAAATAAGACTGGACTGTTTGACGCTGCTAAGAATGCTATTGAAAAGGTAACCATGTTTATTACCGAAAAGCTTACACCAGCAATAGTTATAATGAGAGACTGGTTTGTTGGTACTTGGGAGACAATTAAGAGTAAATACGAGGAGAATGTAAAACCTATACTAGACGCTTTTATATCTATGGTAAGTGATTTCTTAAAACCAGCAATAGACAATCTTAAAGCTGCTCTTAACGAGATGTTTATGGCTTTCAATATAGACGGAGAGAGAATGAAAGAAATCTTAAAAGTAATCGTACAGATAATAGGAGTAATGCTTTTAGGAGCAATAGTGGTAGTTATAGGAATCATAAAGGTACTTATAAATGTAATAGCAGGAGTGGTATCTATAATAACTGCTGTTAAGAAAGCTGGTACAGACACTTGGAACGCATTTATAGACAGACTAGCTACTATGATTAACCAGTTTAGAGAGATTTGGTACTGGGTTCAAAAGATTATAGAAAAGATTAAAGCTATTCCAACAAACATAGGTATTAACTTCTCAGGAAATGATAAGAGAGCAACAGGAGGAGTAACCACTGGAGGTTGGACTATGGTAGGTGAAAGAGGAGCAGAGCTTGTGCAACTACCTCGTGGAAGTCATGTGTACAACTCAGAGGACACCAAGCAAATGAGTAGTGGTGGTGGGATAACTATCAATGTGAACGCACCAGTAACAGGTGTGGATAACTTGAAAGCTACCATACTAGAAGCAGTCAATGAAGCAACAGCAAAACAAAATAGATTAGCTAATTACAACTTACTATGAAAAATCTAATACTTTACGGTTCACAAAATCTAAGCAACAGAAAGTGTGGTGTAGAAAACATATCGAATTTTAGAGGTAATATAAACACCATTCAAAAGATAAGAAACGCTAGGTTTGCTGGTAGTACCGTTGTTGAAAAAAAAGTAGAAGATAAAAGCATAGTGTTAAGTGGTGTAATCAGAGCTACAGACGATTTAACCTTTGAGGAAGTTCTAAACGAATACTCTAAAGCATTAGCTAAAGAGGATAGGTATTTAAGAGTGTCTACCAACTATCATGTGTTTACAGACCTAGAGGACAGTACAGGTTGGCAAGTACAAGGGGATAGTACAATTCTTTCCTTTGACAGTGAGGTATTTCAATATGCAGATGGGTCTATAAAGTTTGATACAGAAACCAGTAAAGCGAATGGATACTGTGGTGTATACACAGAAACTGGTACTGATACGGACTTATCTTCATACGGAAATAGTGGAGCTTTTGAAGCTTGGGTATATTTACACCAGTCTACTGGGGTTAGTTCTATTGAATTAAAAGTAGGGAGTAGCTCAGCAAACTACTATTCGGACACAGTAAATACTCAGTATGACGGAACTCCTTTAGAAGTAGGTTGGAACTATGTGAGCTTTTTAATACAGAAAATGGATATAACAGGAACAATAGACCCATACTCAATGGGAGAGTATTTAAGCATAAAAATCAACTACGATTCTTTAATGGTAGACAGAGACAGTTTTAGAGTAGGTGGGGTACTTTGGCAAGAAGAAAGCAGAACTAGAAACTTCAAGGGTTTTGTAGAAGATTTTAGAGTGGACATGGAACACTATGATGTAGACAGAGCAGGATTTTACCTAAACCTAATAGCTTACGAGGGTGTAGCAGAAAGCACTGGAGACTATGTAATACTAGGTTCTTCCGAGCAAACAGCAGCTACTTACACAGACGAAGTGGATTTAGAGGGTACTTACACACCTTTACCCAAGTTTACAGTCAATATATCAGCAGCTACAAACGTGTCTCAGGTAACCTTAACCAATATAACCACTGGAGACAAGGTAGACGTTACTAGAACCTACACAGCAGGAGAAAGACTTGTAATTGATACAAAGAAAAAAGATGTTTCAGTAGACGGTATTTCAGTAGATTATGATGATGTGCTACCTAGATTTATTCTAGGAGAAAACGATGTACAGGTTTCTATTGCTTCAACAGCTTTGGAAACTATTGACGAATTAGTACAAGACGCTAACTTAACAGGAGAAGTATAAAATGAGTACACTATTAGCTTCCTACACAGGAACAGACACTTGGAGTTATGGTATATCTGGGACACTACTAGCTCAGACTTTTGTAGTGCCAAGTGGGTATGACAGAGTAGATTATGTAAGTTTACCACTTATTAGAACAGGTACGGTTACAGGTAATGTTACCGTTTACTTGTACGCAACTTCAGGTGGTTACCCTACTGGATCTAGTCTAGGTTCTACAACACTAGCAGCTTCTTCAATAGCAACATCAGGAACTAACTGGTATACATTCAACTGGGCAGACATAGCAGTAACACCAGGAGCAAGGTATGCGATTGTACTTCACCATGATGGTACTAGCTCAACAAGCTATGTAGGATGGAGGAGAGGTTCTTCTGCTGGTTATGGTGGAGGAGCAGGGTTCTATAAATACTCGGGGGGAGCTTGGACAGACTGGGCTA